AATTCTATTTACTTAAAGAGATGGTTAAGGGTTCTGACTATAGAGGCGCATTTGATAGCTTGGCCAGAATGTATGGCCTTAATGAGCCTGATAAGATAGACATACGCCAAGAGATAGTAAACATTAGCATAAATCTAGGCGAATGAATGTAGAGCCTAAATTTACAACTAAACAAAAACAAGCATTAAAGTATTTAGTAGACAATAAAACAAACGAAGTATTATTTGGTGGTGCTGCTGGTGGTGGTAAGTCTTGGATAGGCGCAAGCTGGTTAATAGTACAATGTTTTAAATATCCTAAAGTAAGGTATTTAATGGGGCGTAGTAAACTGGACGCACTAAAGAAAACAACCTTAAACACGTTCTTTGAGGTTTGTAATGAATGGGGTTTAAAATCTGACACGCACTATAAATTCAACGCTAGTAGTAATGTAATAAAGTTTTATAACGGTTCTGAAATACTATTAAAAGATTTGTTCTTATATCCTTCAGATAGAAACTTTGACAGCTTAGGAAGTCTTGAAATAACTGGAGCGTTTATTGATGAAGCGAATCAAATAACAGAAAAGGCTAAAAATATAGTAATGTCTAGGATTAGATATAAACTAGATGAATATCAATTAGTTCCTAAGTTATTAATGACGTGTAATCCTGCTAAAAATTGGGTTTATACTGATTATTACAAGAAGTCAAAAGACGGCACATTAGAAGGGTATAAAAAGTTTATACAGTCTTTAGTTGATGATAATGATTATATCTCTAAACATTATGCGGAGCAATTATCTAAATTAGATGAAGTAAGCAAACAAAGATTACTATTCGGAAATTGGGAGTATGATATAAACTCAGATAACCTAATAGACTATGACAGCATTTTATTAATGTTCGATAATATAGGAATAGAAGGCGATAAATATATTACTTGTGATGTTGCTAGATTAGGTAATGATAAAAGCGTAGTAATGCTCTGGAATGGCCTACAAGTGGAATTAATAAAGACATTCGATAAGAATACAATAACAGAATTAGCTAACTACATAAAAGACTTACAAGTTAAACATAGAGTAAACCTTAAAAACATTATAGCAGATTCTGACGGTGTAGGCGGTGGGCTTGCTGATATATTAAGATGTGTTAATTTTATAAACAACGCTAGACCGTTTAATAATGAGAACTACCAGAACTTAAAAACACAGTGTTATTATAAGCTATCAGATTTAATCAATAAAGCACAAATAGGAGTTACTGCAACTATGCAAGAAAAGAATAAGCTAATAGAAGAACTAGAGCAAGTAAGAGCAAAGGATATAGACAAAGATACAAAGCTAAAATTAATTCCTAAAGATATAGTAAAAACAATAATAGGACGAAGCCCTGATTATTCGGATTGCTTAATGATGAGAATGTATTTTGAATTTAACAAAAGAGGCTTTTACTCAATTAGGTAAAAACTCAAATAAAAAACATATATTAAATATGGACATAACAATACCAACAAGCTGGAAGGATATAAACATAGACACTTATATTAAATTAGTTCCTGTATTAGAAACTGAGCAAGAGCCTATTACAAGAATCATAAATATACTATGCGTATTGACTGGAAAGAAAAGGGAAGAAATAAGAGAAATACAACTAACTGATTATCATAAGATAATGGAGAAAATGGAATTTTTGCAATATGAAGTTCCAACAAAGTTAGACAGTAGAATATTAAATTTTAATGGTAATTATTATGAGTTTAAACTTAATGCAGAAAATCTTTTGTTTGGGGAGTATATTAATGCTATGGAGATATTAAACTCTAAAAGTGAAAATGCAGTAATAGATAACTTAGATAAAATACTAGCAAGCATTTGCAGACCAGTAGAAAAGAAGCTAGGTAAATGGAAGGAAAAGAAAATGACAAGTAAGTTATTACAAGAAACAATTAAAGTCTTTAGAGAACAGATGAGTATAGCAGAGGCTTATCCAATTGCGGTTTTTTTTTGCAATCACTCGCACGACTTAATGAAAGATATAAAAACTTCTTTGATAACTCAGGCAGCGGAGATGGCTCAGGAAGTGGAGATGGATTTAGCGACAGATGGGGCTGGTGGTGTATAATCGATGCCTTGACGAATTCAAGAGTTGATAAATGGGAGATTGTCACTAAGTGGAACGTAATACACGGTTTGAATATTTGTTCATATTATAAAGATAAACAAAGAAAAGAAAAAATAGAACTAGATAAAATTGGCAGATAATAGTTTACATAATGAATTAGTTGGAGGTTTTGAAGGACCAACCGAAACAATAGTTGATAAGCCTAAGTCTATTGCCGAAGTTATGAATAATCTAGGCGTAAGATTAAAAAATGAAACGCTGCAACAAATAGATGAAGCATTTTCTGATAGTTCTGGAAACTTAAGACAGTCGGTAAGATTCAATGCTAATATCTTTGGAGAATTATTTACAACTGAATTATATTTAGATAAGTATTATGATTTTATTAATAAAGGTGTTCAAGGTATAAGAGAGGCACGAGATGACACGCCTTATTCTTACAAACAATTACCGCCCCCTACGTATGAGGGTGGAGCATTACAAAGGTGGTGCGAAACAAAGGGAATGAATGTTTTCGCTGTAAGCCAGTCAATTTTTCACAGAGGATTAAAAGGTAGGAAGTATTTTGATAGAGTTACAGATGATGTAAAGAATGGAGAGATACACGAACTCCTTTTTAGTGATTTAAAAAGTGCTGGACAATTAGGCTTACTGAAAAATATAAAGAAACAAATTTTAGGAAAAAAATAAATAATGGCAATAACAGGAATAACATACGAACCCCAAGACTATAGAACGGTTTACAATCCTATTGAGTACGTGGCAACTTCAAATAAAACATCTGAAGATAGGTTTAAGTACATAGTAGAAGTATATGACGGAGCTACAAAGATAGGCACGTTAAAAATACCAGCAGACCCTAGTACATACGGTAGGGCAGACGTTCAAGGAATAATGGAAAGTTATCTAACTAAGAATCTAGGAACTATAAATACAGCAGCTACAGGCGTAGCATTTGAAGATTGTAATAACTCATATAAAGAATTTACTATAAAATTTGGAGAGGAATATGAAGTATTAGGAGTATTAACTGTATTTATGACACCAGCTTATGATACTACATTAATTACTTTTAATGGCTGTTTACCTAATTATAGAGATACTTTAAATTTTGTAGATTATCAAGTAGCAAACAAGTATTTAGATTATGTAGATAATTCAGCTACAAGAAAATTTTTAACAAACGCAGCAGCTGGAAGTAAGGGCAAAGGTCAAAAGGTAGAATTAACAGATAAAGGTTTTACTTATCTTTTAAACGACCATGCTTCAGATCCGATAACAGGATATGACATAGCTACTTATAATAGTTCTGGAGTTATAATTGCAATTCATCAAATCAATAATACAATAGGAGCAGCAGCAAAGAAGATGCTTTTAATACCTACAGCACCAGACAGTATTAATAATATAGATACTGCGACATATATAACAGGCGCACCAGCACAGCCATTAATAACTTCAAGCGTAGCGGATTATTCAATTACTTTAAGGGGTGTAGGAGCAGCTTCAGAAACTATATGGTTTACTGTAGATTCTGAATGTAGATATGAAGTAAGAAGACTAGAGTTCTTAAATAGTTTAGGAGGTTTTGATACATTTAACTTTACTAAGGTTTCAAGAAAATCAGAAACAATAGAAAGAAAGTTTTATAAACAAAATGCTGATAATATGGTAAGTGGTGTAATTGATTATTCACTTCAAGATAAGGTTAAAACTCAGTATTACACAAGGTCAAGCCCAAAGATTAAATTAAACTCTGACAATTTAAGTGTAGATGTTTATAACTGGTTATTAGAATTAATAGAAAGCCCAGAGATTTATTTATGGGAAAATGGAGAAAGAATTGCAATACAAAATATTACTTCAGATTGGGAAGAAAAAAGAGCTGATACAGACAGTGTATTTAATTTAGAAATAGACTTAGAATTAGGAATAGATAACTATAGACAACGTGGTTAAAGAAGAATTATACATAGGAAACGAACGAGTAGAATTATTAGGAAGTTTAGAGCCTAATTTAACATTTAATATTTCAGATATTAAAAACCCTGATAAAAGGAAAAGCGACTACTCAAAAAGTATTTCGTTGCCTGGAAGTAAAAAAATAAATAAATTATTTGAGCATATTTTTGAGGTAAATATAGACTTGCAAACATTTAACCCTAATTTAAAAACTGATGTTTTATATTTAGTAAATGGAGAAACAATAATAGACGGTTATTTACAGTTAAAAGAAATTAAAATAATAGACGAATTAATAAGCTATGAAGTTACTATAATTGGAAGGGTAGGTTCATTTATTCAAGACTTAGGAGATAGTTATTTAGATGACTTAGATTGGACTTCATTAAATCATACTTATAATGAAGCAACACAGATTGCAAGTTGGGCTTTAAGCACTTATACTTACCCATTAATAGACTACGGCTTTAATAACGGCTTTGAAGATTTTTATGTAGGTGGAATGTTTCCAGCAGTCTTTGCGAAAGAATATATTGATAGAATTTTTGATGCAATAGGTTATACTTATACTTCAACGTTTTTAACTTCAAGCCCTTTTGATAAGCTAATAATACCATTTAATAAAAAAGATTTTAAGCTAAGTTCTACGGAAGTAGCTAGTAGATTATTTGAAGCAAATACGCCAGTTTTTTTAACACCAGGAACTACAGAAATAAATCTACCATTAGAACCTTCTGGCTTTACATATTTATCTAATTATCAAAGCGACACAATAAGACATACAAACGAAGTAAACGATCCTTCAAATGTTCACAACACAACAACAGGAGTTTATACTGTAAATGATGACGGAAGATATGATATACAAGTAAGCGTTCAATTAAATGCAGAATTTAAACCTACAGCAGCAGCCGAAATTGTAAATGTTCAAAGCGCTATACTAGGTTATTTAAATTTAAAAAATGGTTCTACTGTTTTAGATAATGAAAAAATACAAATAACATATTCAGCTTTAAACCCTCACGGAGGACAAATTGCAGCGTCATCAACAGGAACAACAGACGCTAGTCCAGTATATGGAGATGAAGATTATAGAACAGGATTTAGCGGTGGAATTATAAATATTAATACTTTTGGAAGTAGTAAAAGATATGCAGCAACGCCAAATGTATACACTTTAACCGCATCAAATATATTACTAAGTGCTGGAGATGTAATTACTGTAGAATTCTTAGGTATATTCGGAAGTACAAATGCTACTGGAACTGGAATAGGAAACCCATTTCAAGGAGTTTCTGGCACTTACTATGACGGAACAGCAGATGTTCAATTAATAGCTTCTACCTTTTCTAATAGGGTATTAAATAGTTGTTATTTAGATGGCAATACGATAGAAATGGTTAACGCTATACCCCACATAAAGCAAAGAGACTTTTTTATGTCTTTAGTAAAGATGTTTAATTTATACGTTCAATCAGATGCTCAAAATGACAAACACTTATTAATAGAACCTAGAGAGGACTTTCTTACAAGTGATATTGAAGACTGGTCGCAAAAGTTAGATAATTCAAAAGAAGTTTCATACCTACCAATGGGAGCATTAGATAGTAAAGATTATTTATATACCTATAAGCAAGACAAAGATTATTATAACAAACTCTATGAAGAAACTTGGAACGAAATTTATGGACAAGAGAAATACGAAATAACAAATGATTTTTTAAAGAATGAATTTAAAACGGAATTAATATTTAGTCCGACTTGCTCAGTAGGACAAAATTATAATAGAAAAGTTTTACCAACTATTAAATTATATGATGAAACTTTAGCTGCTGGAAACAATGAAGCAAGATTTTTAAGCAATATAAGAATACTTTATTTTGGAGGCTTAAAAAGTGGTATATGGACACATCATCATTCAGGAGGAACGACTGTTAATTCAACTTACCCTTATTCAGGACATTATGACGACCCTTTTAATCCTACGCTTGACCTCAATTTTGGAATAAATAAAGAGATATATTACGATAATACTTTCGCACCTATAACGATAAGTGACAACACAATTTTTAATAAATATCATAAAAAGTTTATAGAAGAAATTACAGATGTAAATTCAAAAATAGTAAGAGGTTATTTTAGGTTAACGCCCTCAGATATTAAAAATATTAGTTTCAGAAAACAATTTAGATTTAACAACGCTTATTTCAGATTAAACAAAATAGAAAACTATAATCCTTCTGAATTAACTATGTGCGAATTTTTAAAGATTAAAGATGCAGAGGTTTTTGTGGCCACAGACACTTTAATTAATGGAGGTATTAATGGAGGTTTACCAGTATTTTCTACAAGTTTAGCGACTAATAATAATTCTGTGAGTAATCAAAATGTAACAGTACAAGGAAGCGGAAATTACGTTAATCGTTCTAGTTCTAATATTCAAATTAACGGAAGCACTAATAAAGTATTTGCAGATTGTAGTAATATACAAATATCAGGAACAGGAAATGTAATTAATTCTGGAGTTAAAAATGTAACATTAATAAACACTAATAATGTAGAAGTTACAAGTAATGACATAACATACTATAATAATCAAATAGTAGGAAATGGCGCAGTAATAGAAATTAATTCTAATATTACGGCATCACAAGAAATACAAACGTATTTAGTAGATACAAGCGGTGGAGATGTAGACATAACATTACCAGTTCCAGATTTTATTGGTAAAACTTGGAATATCAAAAAATTAACAAGTCCAAATAGGGTTACAATAATAACTCCAGCAGGTTATTTAATAGACGAAGCAACAAATGAAACTATTAATACAAGGTTTGATAGTAGGGTAGTACAATTTTCAGAAACAAAATACAGCATATTATAAAAATTAAACAATGGCGGAAAGAATAGCATTACAAGTAGATATAAATACAGGCGAAGCGGTAAGCAGTTTAGGACAGTTAGAAAAGGCAACTAAAAAAGTAGGGCAAACGACTAAGGGCGTAGCCAAAGATACGCAAACACTAGATCAACAATTTGACGCTTTAAATAAAGAGATTAAAGAAAGTCCTGTAAATATCAGGGCTATGAATAAGCAGATACAACAGTATCAGGCTATTGCATTAGAAGCTGGAAGAACTTCGCCATTAGGAAAACAAGCTATACAAAAAGCAGCAGCATTAAAAGATAAATATATTGATATTCAAAATGAAGTTAATAGACTGGCTAATGATGGAGTAAAACTTAAAGCAGTTTTAGATATTGGCTCTACTATGGTAGCTGGGTTTGCTGGTTTTCAAGGTGTTATGGCTTTAGCTGGTGGGGAAAGTGAAGAACTAAGAGAAACTATGGTTAAGCTACAGGGCGCTATGTCTTTATTAATGGCAGTTGAAACTCTAAGAAAAAACTTAGAAAAAGAAAGTACAATAGTATTAGTAGCAAAAAATACAGCTGAAAAAGCTGGATTAATATTAACAAAAGCAACAACAGCAGCACAGAAAGCACTTGGATTATCAACAGATTCTACAACAAAGAGTTTCAAGTTAATGAGAGGAGTATTAATAGCTACAGGAATAGGTGCTTTAGTTGTATTGATAGGAACATTAATTGCTAAGTGGGATGATATTACAGCAGCTTTAAGTAGTGCTACATCGGAACAAAAAGCATATAATGAAGCATCAACAAAAGCAATAGAAAGCATATCTTCAGAATTATCTGCTGCTGATAAATTGCAAAAAGTCTTAAATGATGAAACAATAAGCAGAGAGGAAAAAAACAAAGCTGTAAAAGAATTACAAAAAGAATATCCTTATTTATTAAGTAATGTAGATGCAGAAAAAAATTCTATTGAAGAAATAAACAAAGCACTTGAATTAAATACTAAACTACTATTATTAAAAGCTAAACAAGAAGCAGTTGCACAATTAAGAGCTGAAGAATTTAAGAAAATAATACAAGCACAAACAGACGCACAAACTGGAGCAAATGTAGCATTTAGAGATAAAATAGCCGCGTTAGGGTTAGGACAGACTGCTCAAGAACAAGCAAATTATAGAACAGCGAATTCAATAGTAGTAAATCAAAAGCAAGTAACGGCCTTAGATAATGTAGAAGCTGCACTACAAAAAGAAATTGACGCTTTAAAAGAACTTAATGCAGTAGGAGAAGAAGAAGTAAAGGCGGAAGCTGAAAGAATGAAAGAGTGGGAAAAAGGAGCAGAAGAAAGAAAAAACAAAAGAATTAGAGATAGAGTACAAGAAGAACTTGACAATGCTATTCATTTAGAAAGGAGAGAAGCACAAGAAATAGAACACGAAGATAAACTAGTAAAACTTAGAAAGCTAGGCTTTGGAGAATCAATGTTAGCATCTGAAAAATACTATGATGGTTTAGAAGAACAAAGTAAAGCAGATTTAGCAAGAGAGAAAGAAATAACACAAGCTAAGGCAGATATGGCTATGGGAAGCATAGATGCCTTAATGAATATTACAACCGCTTTTGCTAAAGATAATGAAAAGAGCCAAAAAAGAGCATTTGAAATTAATAAAAAGTTACAAATAGCACAAGCATTAATTTCTACTTACCAAGGAGCACAAGCTGCTTTTGCAAGTGCAGCACTTAATCCTATAACTATTGGTTTTCCAGCATATCCTGGAATAATGGCAGCAATAGCAGTAGCTGGTGGCTTAGCTAATGTTAAGAATATAAGTAAACAACAATTTCAGAGTTCAAGTCCTGGAGGTTCTGCTCCTGGTTTTAGCGGTGGAGTTGGCGGTGGTGGGAGCGTTCCAACTTTAAACCCTGTCTCAAATACAAACACAGTATTAGGACAAGAAAATAAAGTTTATGTGACAGAAACCGATATTTCAAATACACAAAATAAAGTAAAAGTAATAGAAGAACAAGCAACATTTTAAAATATAAATTATGGAAAAACAAGAAAACATTAAATTAGTAGAACTAGTAATAGATGATGAAGAGGGCGTGGAATTCGTTTCTTTAGTCGATACGCCAGCAATTGAATCAGATTTTTTAGCCTTCAAAAAAGAAGACTTTAAATTTAAAATTCAGAACGAAGAAAAAAGAATAGTAAGCGGTTATTTTATGATTGCAGACTTGCCTATGTTGAGAATGAGAAATGATACTGTTTTTTATTGTGTGTTTAGAAAGCACACG